CTTAATTGATGCAAACATACTCGTCGTCATAATTTTATTATTTTATTTATAGTTTTTATAAGTTTTATACTCAACGGTTTGATTTTCTTCGAGAAAGTAAATCTCGTTCTCAAACTGCTCAAGGTATTATAAAACCTTTTGCAAGCAAATTCAACTATCTTTTTTTCAAGATTAATTTTATTCTCACACAAGTCGAGAGCGATTAAACTATAAAAACTTACATTACCTTCTTTTAAGTCAATAATATAGTTCGGATATATACCTTTTTGTAATAATAAATAATCTTTGCAAGATTTAATATTATTGTCTGCGCATTGTTGATAAATATATTTCATACTGTTTCTCAGCTGAGTAATATTGAATGGATTATCTGGGTCTGTTAATTCTATTTCCTCTACATACTTTCTATAAGTAGAGATAGCGTTAAAAGTACTATAGAATTTGAAGGGTACATATTTTTCAGCATATAATTGATAAGGGGCATTGAAAAACAAATCAGGATTAATTTTTTTATTTTTTAAAGTTTTTGATACCTTTTTAATTAAAACATATTGCTCATTATCTATATTCTTAAAATTTTTTCTCGGAGTAAACCCCTTCTCTTGTCTGGTTGTTTTAAGAAATGTATTGTATATATTTTGTTCGTATAAACTCAGCTCACCAACTGTACTCATAGATTAAGGGTATGTTTTTTTAAAAATTTTGTTATATATTTACTTTTGTAAAGATATGGTTCATGTAGTAGAAATAACCTTACAAGTTCAAAGTTACTTTCTATTATAAGAGAATCCTTAAATAAATCTCTATATTTTTTTTCTTTAAGAACTAACAAAAAAACATTTGCAAGATTCAATTTTTTGTTCTCGCAAATAGATACAAAACTACATAAGGTTAAGAATTTATGTATTATATCTTTTTTTTCTAATACTGTATATGGACTATCCATTGATTGGGGTAAATTGCTTACTTAAAGCTAGTACGTTGTCGTTTAATTCTCCGCCAGCAGCATATTCATGACCACCACCGTTACATACTCTATTAGCAAACTTTCCTAAGTTTAGATCGCACTTTCTGTTTTTGCGCAAATATACTCTATTATTTTTTAAATTTATCATTAAACATACATCACAATCATTATTGTCAATAATATATTGACATAAATCATTAACGTATTCATTTGCGAATGTACTAATAAATTTATATTCTTTCTTAGCTACTGTGAGGGTAGATTTATATAACGCAATTTGTTCTCTTAATTTTTTAAATTTATAAAAATGAAAACTAATAATTTTATTCTGTTCAGTTGTAAATCCATGAAAACCGGATTCAAAATCCGTAATAAAATTTTGTAATTTATTTCCGTTTTTATACCAGAATAAGAAGTTTAATTTATTACTTTCAGGAAATTTTAAGTCATAACAATCATAATCATTAACAAGAGCAATTAACTTTTTCTGTTCAGTTGTTAGATTTGCATTTACCTTAAAATGAGTATATAGTAATTTGCTACAAGAGGAACATTCCTTATCTATTATAGTTGTTGCGTTTTTATATTCTTCTTCATGAGATTTATGATGATCAAAAACTGTTACATTCTTTTTATCTATAAGGTCTTTTATTTCAGTTGTATCTAAGTCAAAAAAGTATATACGTTTATAATCACTAATTTTATTGTTTTTTAACCACGCTAAAAATTTCTCTCGCAAAGAAGAAACCTTTACTGTTATGACTTTAGGTTTAGTTTGAGTATGCCAAGTATATACAAGATAACTACAACAACCATCTAAGTCTAAGTCTGTAAATATTAGTTCCTCCTTAGCCATTGTATATATTTACACTACTCTACCAAATTGTACAGCATCATCTTCCGCTGCGTTTATGTCGTCATTAACATTTAAATCATTATTTTCAGTTAAGGTTAATGTATTATAATCAATACCAAGTCTCGTACTACCAGTATTAGATCCAAATCGATTTTTAATAATACCTATATGCAGTGCATTATCTTCTTCATCTTCTTCAGTTCTCCATATACTTATTATTGCATCTGCAGTAGCACCTAAGCCATAGCTTTCTCCAATAGATTCTAAACCAGGTCCTCCAGCATTATTACCATAACCAGTTCTATTCACCTGAGTTGCTGATACTACAGGACATTCAAAAGTATAAGACATAGCACGTACCTGCTCTGATATACTTTTAATTCTTTCATATGAATTATTACCATATGTACTAGCCATTAAATTTAAATAATCTAATACAATAATATCAGGTTTAAAATCTTTATTAATAAGTTTTTTAATAAAGCCTTCTAATTGAGGCGGTGTAATAGAGTTCGGCGCAAACTCTTTAATAATCATATTTGCACGAGGATGTAACATCTTAAATTTACCTACACTTTCTCGTAGAGTTTCAATATGTTCATCTAAATGATTTATAGGTAATCCAGTTAATCGGGAAGTAATTCTTTTGCTATATATCATCTCTGACATTTCAAGCGAGACAACTAATACGTTTTTACCTTCAGTAGCAGCAGTAGTAGCTATATTACTTAAAAATATAGACTTACCAACGTTAGTTGGACCAGCAAACACATACATACTTCTTCCATCTTCAAGAAAACCACCTCCTAGTCTTTCATCTAACCAATCCCAACCAGTTTTAATTTTATGCTCTCTCGTAGTTAGGTTAACTATATGTTGCTCTAAATCATTAAAGTAATCGTGACCCACATTAGTTGTAATTGATATATTACAAGCTTTATTAAATTTTTCATGTATACTCTTTACGTCTCTTTCTTTACTATCAACAATATCTAGGAAGGTATTGAATACAGCTTGTTCTTGTAAATATTTTTCTGTATACGAATAAAGATCATCTGATGTAAGGTCAGTATCTAAATCGTTAATTAATGTTTTACTCTTACTGTAATGCTCTTTTAACTGATCAGTATTTAAATATAGTTCTAATTCAGTACGAGTAGGTCTTTTGCTATTCTTTTTATATAAAGCCTGTATTAGTTTGATAATCTGTTGAAAGTCTTTATTTTTAAAGAACTTATAATTAAGATTATCAATAATAGAATTTAAATAAACATCATCTTCTAGACAATTTTTAAAAACTATCTTTTCTAAATAATCGAGATCTATATCTAAGTAATTATTTTCGCTTGTTAGCATGTTCGACGAGAGTATTATAGAAGTAGTCCTCTGATTTGCTATACTCTTCAGTGACTTGGGTTAGGCCAGGGGAATCATGTATAACGTGGATAGGGGCAGTTGTCAAGCGTAAACCAGCTAAATGACAATCTAAACAGAACTTTAAGTCGTAATGATGAAAACCTGCTATGTTTTTATCAAACTTTATTTTTGTTTGTTTTATAGATTTTGTTCTCACTGCTAAAAATAATCCATCAAGTAAAATTACTTCTTTAGGAACCTGACCAAATATAGTTTGACCATAATCCTCTTTATTTGTATAATGAGATACTACTCCTGACAGAGACTCTGGTTTACATAACAAGTGCCATAAAGCAGGTTTTTTAACTTGTATATTACTACCGCCCGCTAATCCGACAACGTCAAAACCTTTCTTAAATAAATTACGTATACTTTTTTGAAAGAATAAACTATCTATAGATACATCATCATGTACAAACAAAATACAATCATAATTATCTAAAAATTTAGGAGTCAAGTATTTGTTATAAACTGCACATAATCCTGTAGTATTATTATATGTAACCTTTAAATCGAATTTAGTTATAGTATTGTCTTTATGATACTGTAAACTTTTTGCTAATCTTGTATTAGAGAATTCTACCTTCCCTGATTTAGTAGCTGTTGCGATTAAAGTCTTCATAAAAAGAATGGGGATTTACTACTAAAACTATCTACTTTAAAGAATGTATTAGTACTAAAATTACACTCATATATTACCCCTTGTTCTACACTTTTATAATCAGGTTTATAAGCTGAACTAAAAGAAGACCCGTTAATAGCTAAGGTAGAACCAGATCTAAATATACGGAGTTGTCCTAATTGTTGGTTATACAACCAGCAACCAAATGTACCTTTTAATGTAGATAAAGCTTCTTTATAACCTAGCCTATGTATGAGAGGAGCAATAACACTACTATCAATTTCATTAGCTGATAAATCATATTTCTCTTTTAATTCATTTTAATTTTCCAATACCCCATTATGAGCAATATAGGTATCTTTGAATCGAAACGGATGAGAGGTAACTGGATCAAACTTTCTTACTTTAGTAGTAGGGGATTGCACATGTCCAAGATAGTAAACACATAAATCATCCTCTTCAATAATTTTATTAAAGTCTAGAGAGTTCTGTTGTTACGTTTACTCCGTTATGCTTAGTGTTCGGTAGAAACAATTTAGTTACACTACGAACAAAATTACCTCTCTCTGAGTTTTTTTTACATAACTCCCTAAATGTTTTTATATTATTTGATCCAAAAATACCACACATATTATTATATTTTTACCATGGAATATCCGTTCTTGAATATTCTATCGGGTCTTTAAGATTATTTTCTAAAAAGCCTTGTATACGAGAACTACAAGCTGTACAATAACCACATGCCTTATCTTTCCCTTCATAACAAGTCCATGTATCCTCGAAGTTTACTTTATTATCTATACCGAGCTGAACAATCGCAGCTTTAGATAAATCAATTAAAGGGGCTTCAACTTTTATTAAATGCTTTCTATTTAAAGAAGTTGTCTCATTTATCTTTTGTAAGAATTCATTACTACCATCCCAATAACCTGCTTGACTATCTACTAAAGCAGAACCATGATATACTGTCTCTGCTCCCACTGCCTCAGCATACGAACATGCAATAGATAACATCATCATATTACGAAACGGAACATAGTTTACAGTCTGAGCATCCCCTAATACATCTCGAGCATGAGCAACAGGTATATTATTATTTGTAAGAGAAGAGGTTGGCGCAATATCTTTGAAAAACGGTAAATCAATTATTTTATGTTCTTCAATATTATTATAATAATCGATTTGAAGACCGGCATATAATAATTCTTTATTATGCTTTTGTCCATAATCATAAGTTATTGCATATATTTCATCATGCTTTTCAGCAGCAACACTTAATATTACAGAACTATCTAAACCACCTGAAATAGGTACTACAGCTTTACTCTTCATCTTGTTCTAATATAGCAGGTTCACTTAATGATTGACCATAACGGTATTTTTCACTAATAGAAGATTCTAACTTAGGTAAAATATTATTCCACGTTTCTTCGTCGTTGCGCCAATTTTTATAATAACCTAATTTTTTATCTCCCATGCTATAGGTAGAACCATTTTGCTGTATAATACCATGAGCTACAGCAATATCTTTCAAACCAGAATACTTATCAAGTCCGGTTTTAAAATTTAAATAAGCTTCCCCTTGTAAGAACGCTGGTATGAATCTATTTTTTACTGTAACCATACGGAGAGTGACCCCAGAGTAATTTCTACTTTCAGTTAAAGCTTCATCTCCGTCATTAGATGCATCTGTCTTTTCTTTCTTAGCTGCCATTTGTACTAATATTGACGCCATGTATATAGGCCCCGAGCCACCAGCTTGAGACTTAACTAAGGTAGGATGTAATGCTGCAGGATTCGCATAAGTATGGTTGCTACATATAACTGTTGTACCAGTCACAGCTGCTTTAAACGTAACCATACGCATCATGGACTTTAGCTGCTTAGCTCTTAAGCCCATATCCATGGCGCCCTTATTAGCTCCTGCATCATTTATTTCTTTTTCTGATGCAAGATTTCCTAAGGAGTCGATAGAAATAATAAATTTACCATGTAATTCTGGTTCCTTTTCTACTTCATCTAAGAATGCCATAATTTGATTACGACAGTTTTCTACAGTATCCACTGGTACGTATTTTACATTCGATGTATCAAGACCAACGTTTTCTGCTCCTTCATTTTCTACAGCAATCTCCGTATCAAAGATTACAGGTATCATTCCTTTACGCTGAGCGTTTGCTAGAATCTTATTCAAAATAAACGTCTTACCACAACCAGAGTCTCCAGCGAAAATAGTAATTCGCCCTTTAGGTACTACTCCGTATATAGAGCCTGATACTATAGAGTTTAAAACTAAACAACCTGTATCA